TTTCAATATATTGTAAAATTTCTTCACCTGTTTGATCTTCTATACTTTGTCCTGGATAGTTCCTTGCTTTCCATTGTATAAATTGATCAAACATTCTGTTACCTATATCTTGTGCTTTACGCAAAACTTGACCACTAATTGATCTGCGGCCTGAATCCTTATGACCAAATTTGCTTAAAAATTTATTTTTAAGATTTTTAATGTTTTGCCCCATTTTAGAAGCAACTGTAAATGGACCTGCCAATGTAGCATCATTTTCAAATAATGGAAATAATTCGTCTTGTACATACCAAAATTCTGCTTCTGAAAGCATTTCTATAGATTCAAGTCCTGAAAGTTTTCTTATTTTATTAATTTCCTCGTTCATATCTATCTCTTGTCTACGAGCAACATCTATTTCTTCGCCTTTAGGTTTTAATTTTTTATCAAATACTCTAAAGTCAAAAGACAATAAACTATCCTGTGCTAATTCTTTTAAAAGGTTTCTTAAATTATGATCTGCAAAATCTTCGCTAGTTTGCAGTGATATTTCTTTTTCCATATCATCTATTCTAACTAAAATGTTAGGTTCATCTGATACAAATCTTGTACCCTCTTGTGGGTCTATTACTATTTTACCTTCTTTATTAAAAGTTTTAAGGTCAAAACCATGTCCTTTTAATAGGTTAAATACCTTTTCAGAAATATCTTTAAAATTTGTTGCCATACAAGTATTTATCAGATTATGCCGATTGGCATTGGATCATCGTAGTCATCATCGTCGCCACCAGTTGAATATAGGGAGTCTACACCCAAACTGTTATTGACTGCATCATATACTTCATCTTCAAATGTACTTACATAGTCTATAACTCTAACAGCAATCATCATACTCATTACTAAGTCATCTGAGTCTCCTGGTCTGGCCGCAAAACTATTACCTTTTGCAACAAAGTTCTTAAACTCTGATAAACAGGCTTTACTGTTGATTATAAGTTTATCGTTTTCAATTAATCTTTTCATGTTTATACATGATTCTACTTTAACTTTATGTGTTGTATGGAAACCACGTCTACCTGTTTTACCCTGTATTCTTTTAGGCTCGTGTAAGAAATCACCAGGGAAAGCATCTTCTCCAGTGTCTCTGATTACCACAAGTGCGGCCTCTCCAATTGCATTATTTTCAACTGTCCAATATATAGTATGAGCACCTTGCTCCTTAATAAAATGCATGACTTCTAACATGACCTTTATCTGCCCTTCTATAGGTGTTTTATTATGACACCATTCGCCTACTTGTATCATAGAAGGAAGTTCCACAATCTGTATGGCGGCATTGTCTCCGCCTGTTCCTGTACTAGGGTCAAGAGTTACTACATAGATGTTTTCTGGACTAGGATATTTAAACCAACGTACATTACCCATTTTCATAATAGGATCTGATCCTTTTAATTCTAAAAGTTTTAATTGATTTATAAGTGTTTCATCATATATAACAAATTCACATTCGTGTTCCCTTTTGAATCTTTCTGTTCCAATTCTTCCTCTTTCTTCTATTGCCCAATTGGCATCTCTATCAGGGTGTTCGTCCCACTTTGCAAGTAATGGTTTGAAACCGTTTACGCCTACTTCTTGTTGATTTCCATATTCGTCTATGTTTTTATTTGCTTGATTCCAAATACTTGCAAAAGTATCCTCATCACTGTTAGGTGTAGATGTAATAATACATTTACCACCTGTTGCTAATGTAGGAGATAATGCTGTCCAAAACTCACTTGCAATACGAGGGGGTACAAATGCAAACTCGTCCAAGTACACTAAAGTAAGTGACATACCCCTACCAGTGTTTTCTGTAGTAGTTGCACTTACTATCCTACTACCATTATCAAAACTTAAACTACCTTTATTATATTCTGTAACACCTGCTCTTATATGATCTGGTACACTTTCGTATGCGTATCTAATACGTTGCATAATCTCAAAGGCACCAGCCGCCTTGTGGGCCGCAACTAATATTGTACTATCAGGTTTGAACATAGCATACCACAGCAAGTATCCTGCCGCCACAGTAGTTTTACCCATCTGTCTGCCCAGCATGTTTACACTATATCTAAAGTTATTGTAATTTTCAATTAAGTCTAATTGATAAGGAAAAGGATCAAAATCTATTCCACCTTTTGTAGGATGTTGTATTTTGACATGATTTGTCATAAAATACAGAGGTCCGTTCACAGGATCTGCACAATTTTTAAAATCTTGTAAGGAATCTGGTGTATATGCGGTTTTACTATAGCCTTGTTTCACCAGACTGGTATCTGCTGTTCCTCTTGCCATAATAGTATTTATGTGGTATTGATGTTAGGAAATGCTTTTTTTAAGTTTATCTTTTATAAAATTAACTAACATTTGTTTATCTGTAGAATAATTTGCATCTTGTGGGGATATTACTGTTACTTCTTTATCCTCAGGTTCATCGGAACCACCATCACAATCATGACTGCCACAAACATCACAAGGCTCATCATCTTTCTGTACAATTAATTCTTCTTCAGGCTCTTCATGATGATCATGACCTCTTTCAGTTTTATTAAGATCCATTGCCATATCAATACCAGCAAGTTTTAAAATATCATGCAGGTCATCCATTGTTTCAGCACTTGCTTCAACACTGACAGAACCTTTATCATTGTTTTTATGTTGTTTGTATTCCACATGACCTTCAAGTTTGTCTTCAGAAGGAACAACACCATATGCATCGCTCATTGCTTCTTTGACTTTTTCTGGTTGTGGTATAGGACCTGTAATAGGATGTTCTTCGCCACCTACATATTTGTGATCAACTTCTACACCGTCTCTTTTGAGTATAATATTTTTAGGGTCTATTTTTTTAGCACCTGATTTTCTTAATATGCCTTTATGCTGTTGCTCCATGCCATTAATTAATTTCCATATTCTACGATCTATTTCTGTAAAATTAGGACTAGAATGTATCATAGCACCGTCAACTTCTATACTGTATCTACCAGATTCTTCGTCTTCGTTCACTGATTCGTATTGTACCATTCTATCATATTCTTCTTGAGCCATGCGTGTTGCGGCACCAACGTCACCTGTTTTTCTCCACATTCTCCAAAATGCTTCTGCGTACATTTCACCGACCTGTCTTCTCAACATGTTGTATTGATCAACAGCCTTACTCTCCTCCTCAGGACGATACTCGTACTCATTTAGAATTTGATTTATTTTCATTATCTACTTCTAGAACCTGATTGTGGTACTACATCTATTGCTTTACTATTTTCTGCACCTCTACCCATATTAGGCATTCCTGTAAGTGCATCATACATAGGTCTTAAATTATCACCCATTAATTCATCTTTACTAGGATAGTTACGGAAATAGTCTGCACCTTTTTCTGCTTTAATTTTTTCTAGTTCTTTTAAAAATGCTTCATTAAATTCTTCGCCAAACCCAAAATCCTTAGCATCTATTCCTTCCTGTTGAGCCTCATAATGCTCCATATTTTCATCGTTTAGAAGAGCATCTTCTTCACTAACTTGTCTATCTTCATCATTAGCAAGTCTTTCTGCTTGAATATCTGCTTCAACACGTCTAGGCTCGTCTACGCCATAACATAAAACTCTTTCGTGATCCATACCTAAATTTACTGCTAACCATACTTCTAAAATTCTTTCGTTGACTGGGTATTTAAGTATAACGTCTGTACTGCATACTTCTGATGTAAAATTGGCATTTTTTGCTCTTTGAAATTCTACTGGATTTTCTTGGATTGGAGCTCTTTTAAATGGTGATGCACTAACAAAATTGTATTTTGCTAGACATTTTTCTATCATATCCATTTGTTCTGCACCACAGTCGTGTGCAAGTTTAACTCTATAAGCATATTCTTTTTTAAATGATTCTGCTATATAATTTTTTAATTCCATATTAAACTCCAATTAATATACTTATTTATCATTTTGTGGTGAATCACCTTTTATAAGTTTTAGGAGTTCGTTGCGATCAAATACAGTTGCTTCTACAGACTGTGTATCACCAGAACCTTTATCACTAAATTTGTCTATTCTTGCCTTTTTTAGCATTAGATCTATTTGTTGTAACTTGGCCTTTGTTTTGGCATCACTGGCGTCTAAGGCTATTTTAAGCATATTACTTGCTTCTGCAAATACTTTGCCAGCCGCCATATCACTAACATTCATACCTAGATTCATAAGTTGCTCATAACTTTCTATAGCCTTTTTGGCTATATCATTCATTTCAACTTCATGATCTTCTAATCCTTTTATTTCTTTAAATGCTAAATTTATCTTTTCACTTACACTTAAAGCACCTTGTACTTCTTCTATGGTTTCTTTAGATTCTTCTACAGTAGGCAAAGTTTCCTGTTGAGTAACTTCTTCAATAGGAGGCAGATTAAATTCTTCTTCTAATTTCTTAGTCATATTACTATTTATTTGATTCTAGGCTTAGAAATTCTTTTTTTCGCCTTGCGAGGTTTCTTATTAGAGAATATTTGATCTTCATTTATAACTTTAAAACGTATGCCTTTACGTTGACACCACTCTTGTGCCGCTGTCCATTTGGCCGCATTTATTACTGTTTGTAGTTTTTGTCCCTGTGATCTAGCACTTTCCATTGTGGTTTGATTACGAGGTTTAATCTCTATTAATTCTACATGGTGTTTGTCATTTTTATCTATGTATTGTATCATAAAGTCAGGAACATAATTTGTATAGTGACCTGATACAGGATTTCGATAAGGTATCTTTACATTTTCACTTGCCCATTTAGTAATGTTAGGATGTGAATCACACATTCTCATAAAAGCAAGTTCCCAACTACTTCTATAGGTAGGATTTCTATTGCCAACAAATTTATCAGTGTTGACTACTTCGTATTTTCCTGTAGCGAATTTGCCCATATTAGGCCTTGATAAGTTTAGCGACTTTACTTCTTGAATTTTCTAAAGGAGTTTTAAGATCTACTTTGTTCCCTGCAGGACGTATAGCATTCATGGCCTCAAAGGCATCAACACTCAATTTTAATGTGTCTGCATTCATGTCAAAATAAGCAGTTGGATCTATATTTTGTACCCTTGCAATCTGTATTAAAACCTTTGCCATAGCATTGGCATTAGATTGTCCAAACCCTATAGCAACTAGTTTAGTTTTAATTACATCTAATTTTTGAGGATCTATAGCAACTTCTTTTACTTTAGCCAATTCTGCAAGTATCTCTGAACTTGCTTCTGGCAGAGGAAACTTTATACTAGCATTTTCTAAATATGCTTCTAATTTACCTGCAGTAAATTTATAATTTACTTCACTTCCAAATGTTTCGTATAGAGATGTACTCATTAACTATCTCCATTATCCTTAGGCGGTTTTGTTATTGCATTAGCAATTCCACTAGTAATACCGTCTATAAGATCATTTTCAATTTTTTGTTTCCAATCACCATATGTTGGTTTTACTGCTACAACATTATTAAGAGCATCTCCTATGAAATCACCAACACCTCCTAGATTGTCTGATAACCAATCACCTATAGGATCACTAGGTCCTTGTAATGGTTGTGCAGATCTAGGTCTTGTTCCTATACCAGGAAGATCGTTTCCTGATTTATTACCAAGGAATGCAAAGTCTGTTTCTTCTTCTAATGCAAGTGGTTTGAGATTTTCTTCTCCAGGAATAGTAAAGTCACCTATGTCTTCAAATCTATCTAAATCCACAGTTGCTAAATCAAAGTTCGCAATATCAAATGTAGTAAAGTTTTCATATACTAAATTTAAACTAAACTCCATAAAATCACTAGAAGAATAATCAATAGTTTTTGGTGCAAAGGATTTTATCATTGGTTTCATTAAACTGTATTGTACACCTTTGCCTCCAGCATATAGAATATAATCTATACGTTCAAAAAAGTTTTGATCTACTTGTAAGTTTATACCTGCTTCGTTACTATTAAAATTAGAACCTGCTCCAAAATTACTTCCTGCTAATTCTTCTGGCATTGGATTATAGAAATTAATATCTCTATCACCAAACTTGTTTTTATTCCTTGGGTCCATGTGTAGATATGCAAAGTATTTCATTAATACAGTAAGCCATTCATTGTTTACTGTATCAAAAACTGTTATATCCACAGGTGCATAAGTTACACCCGTAGTAACATTTCTCTTCTTATTGAAGTTGTTTTTCTCTACTATCTGAAAGTCGACCGAAGGAAGTTGAGCAGTTCTTACCAAACTGCTCATACTCGTTTTAAATGTTAGATTCTCATTACCTAATAACTGTAACACGTTTCTATTGAATATGAAATTCACATATCCCTGAAACTGCTGTCTAGGAGGATTAACTTCGGGCCTAAACCTGTAGTTATTCCTAAAGTCTCTAGCATAAAAGTTGTCTACTGTATTTTTACCAGTAAAACGTGTATATTTCACTAGAGTACTCCGTTATTATACTATAACGCCGCTATTGTCTGCTAGTGTGTTATCATCAGGGAACGGATTACCCGCTTCAACTCTTCCATTAATATCATTATCGCCTTGGAAGTGTGTTGCATTATCATAACGTATCATCATAGAGATTGTGACTTGATCGTTTGCACTATAGTCAGCATCACTGTAATCTGATTGTGTTAAGAAGCATCCTTCAAGGAACCAAACTTCACTAGAGCCTGCATTGACACCGTCTAATACTTCAATTTGCATATCAAACTTATAGTCAGAACCTGCGGCTGGTGTTGTTTGTTGGAAATGGTTAAGTTGTCTTTGTACCTGAGCACCAACTAACTTAGCAACTTTATTCTGTATATCATCCCTAATTGTCACTGTAATCGGGTCCCAAGAGTGTTTACCTTGTAAATAAGTTCTTGAGTTGTAACTATCAATAATTACTTCCTCATAATTTATTTTAGGTCTTACCACACTTTGAACGTTCTGTGTAAGTGACACAGTATTAGTAGAACCACCAAAGTTGTTTAGAAAACTCACACGGAATCTATACTTTAGTTTTGGCATTAAGATGCCAGAAGTACCGGTTCCGGTAGGTACACCAAACTTACTTTTTGTTTCTGTAGTTGCTGATGATGTTGCCATAATTTACTCCATTTGTTCTTTATGAACTAATTATACGAATATTTATCATCTTTGGGTCATTTTAATTAACTCTAGTTTTAATTCTGACACAAAAAAGGGCAGTAAAACCGCCCTTTTAATGTTAAGTTAATAAACTTATGCTGTTGAGCCCAATGTATTTTGGATTCTAATTGGTATGTAAATAAATTCAACTGCTTTAACAGGTTGTATTGCTACATCTATATACAATTGATTATTATCTATTCTAGCCGCTGTGTTATTTGTAGTATCACAAACTGTGATAAAGTCAAATAAACCTCTTTGTGCAACTAGTTGTCCAAGGAATCTATCTACTACTGTTTTTGCATTTGCTCTTGTTACTTCGTCATTTGGTTCAAACAAGAATGGCTTAACAATATCGTCAAGTCTTTCTCTAATGTAAACTACTAAACGTGCAACATTAACTCTATCTAATGCACTAGCATTTGGATTAAGAGTTTTCTGTCCAAATACAGCAATACCTCTTCCTGGGAAGTTACCAATTGGATTAACTTTGTTACTGTAAAGGCTATCTCTTTGACCTTCACTTAGTGCTACTGCTTCAAACTCGCTTTGTGCAGAGTCTAAATATCCAACACTTGAAACATTGTTTACTAATCCTCTTTGGAATCCTGCTGGAGCAAACCATGGGAAAGCAACCTGGTCGTTAAATGCAATAGTTCTTAAAGCCATATAACTTGCTGGAACCATAACATTTGTACCGTCTAGGTTTGTTGCTAAACCATGTGGGTAATATACAGCCGCATATGGTGATGAACTAACTAATCCGTCTTCACCGTTTACTGTTGCGTTATTTGTATTATTTGCCCATGCCGCCGTACTTGTAGAATCAGCCGCTAATCTAAGTGGTGCGTCACCAACTACGAATGCAGTATTTTTTCTATCTGTACTTAAAGTAATCATCTCATCAAGTAGCTCACCATAACCAGGACATGCAATTAGATTAAATCTATTTGTTTCATTTCTGATTTCTGAACTTGCTGTAACGGCACTTTGAAGTGCTGTAACAACTACTTGTCTTTGAGCCTTACGCATCATGTAAGGAGAGCCATCTGCTTTATTGCCAGAATGATCTTTCCATAAACCGCTTGTTGCGTCATACTTTTTAACATTGCCAACAGAAGCCATTTTGTTCCATGCCAACATACCACTTGGGTATAATGCAGGATTAGGCAATCCGTTTGCTGTTGATATTAAACTACCATCGCTACTTGCTCTAAAGTCTCCAAATAGGATACCGTCTGAAGTTACTTGGTCTGCATTATCTACTAATACCCAAGCACCTGCGGCACTATATTTGTAAATTTTAGGGAAGTTTTCTAAATCACTGCTATCAATCCAAATATCACCTGTTGATAATGAACTTGAACCGTCTGCTTGTTTAGTTGGCTGTGAAGCCGCGAATTGTACATCACCACTGTATGTAGACCATGAACCACTATTTTGATAAAGGATATCAACGTTTGTATTAGAAATGTTGTTATCATACCAAAGATCGCCCTCTGTAGCCGCACCTGTAAGTGTTGTTGCACTTGCTGTGAAACTTAGGTCTTTAAAGTTACTGTATGTACCAGCGGCAATATTAATGTTTGCAGAACCATATCCTGAAACATTACCATCTGCTATTTTAATATCTTTACCTGTACTTGTTGTAAAAGTAATTTTACCACCATCATTTGATGCTGATACAGTATTTGCAAAAGTTGTTACTGCATTAGCACCTGATAATGCTGACTGAATATCAGTTACTAAGTTATCAACTGATGCTGTTGCACCACCTGTTGAGAAAGTAACCGGTATCGCTGTTCCTTCATTAATTGTAATGTTGAAACTTACTTTACCAGAGTGTGATTGAACGTCTTGTGTACCTGTTAATGCAGATGAACTTGCTACTGATAATGTAGATTCACCATTATGTCTTTGTAAAGTAATATTTGCTACGCCATCTTCGCCTTCAGTATTTGCCCATAAATCACCAACTTTTGGTGAACTATAAGTATTTGAATATACTGAATCTGACTTAGAATCTATAACAATTGATTCTGTTGAAAATTGTCCAGTTGTTGAACTATACAATTTAACTACAACATTTGAACCGTTGTTTGCTGATGTTGTTCTAATGTGAACATCACCTGCTGTTAATGAGCCACCACCTGATTTTGTAGATGGAATTGCTAAATGACTTGCAAATTGGAAGTCACCTGCTGATCCACTTACAGCACTTGACCATGCTGAGGAACCAATGTTTCTCCATGTACCACTTAGTTTCTGGAAGAAACTAATTTTAGGTTGTGTACCACCTGAAGTTGTAAGATAAACGACACAATATTCGCCGTCTTGTCCAAAACTTGCTTTTGGTGTTACACCGTCTGAATCTATATCAGATGCTGTTGGTTGTTTAACTGTTTGTTTTACCCATGCACTTGAGACATACTCATACACTCCCCAACTAGTTGCGGATGTATCTAACCAATATGAACCGTTAGCAGGATTATTTGTTGGTGCTGTAGCACTTGACGACAAGTCACCTAAATCTACATCTGCTCTTAAAACGTATGCTCTATTGGCTATTCCCAAGAAACTATAGGCTGAAAGTAAACCACATTCGTTTTGCTCATCACCATGTAAAGGTGTAGAACCACTTGTTTTGAATATTGGATTACCATAGTTTTGTAATAACTCTCTTTGACTTGTAATCAATTTGAGTTTATTTGCATTTGCTGATGTTGTGAAAGCGGCTGTACCACTACCGTCAGGTGCTGTTTTATCCTGTGCTGTTGCAATAACAATCAAAGGAACTGAACCGGCACCGGCGGGGGCGTAAAAACTTTCGTCTGTAGTCGTTACACTAACACCAGGACTTACTAAAGTTGCCATATTGTTCTCCTTAAGAAATATTTCTTACATGTATTTATCAGAATACTGTATTTTAACGTATTTAAGGAATTTAGGAGGTATTACGTGGTATTATATTAATTTAAGAGGTTGCTTGAATTCGCCTGTTTTCCAATCTCTTATGTTTTCTACTTGCTTGGCTAGATCTTCGAGGGTTCCATTATTATCAATAATGTAATCAACTGGGTAGCCTGCCCAGTTCCATTCACTTTCATGAACGTCTCTGTATTTCGTTTGCATAATTTTTCTGTGTACAACGTTTTCGTGTGCCGTTTTTGCTACTTCAAACCATTCAGGAAGTTCACCACGTTGTACCCAAATTACAACTCCGCCCATATTTTTAATTAAATCTAATTCGTTTCTAAAACGGGCATCACTTATAACAGTACATGGTGCATTTTCTTTTTGTTTTCTTATGCGATATTCTAAACTATTAAGCCAAATATCTTGATCAAAGTGATTTCTTAAAACTTCTGTACCCATTAATTGTAATGCTAATCTAGGAGTAAAATTTGGTACACCTAATTTTTTAGTCCAAAACATATCAGGTGTTTCTCTATATTCTCTGCTTTCTATAGTATCACCTTCCAGCATAGATCTTTCCCAGCCAAAAATGCTGGAACAAACGTCTTTAAGGGGAGAGGCAAAACTGTCATGGACACAACCTCGTTCTACAAACATATTGGCTACTGTATCTTTGCCACTGCCTATAAAACCAGTTATACCTATTAACATTACCCTATTACAAATCCTAATGGAGCATTACCCTCTTCTTTCTGAAATAATGACTCTCTATGTTTATCTATTTCTGCTATTGCTTCTTGTTTCAATGCATCACCATTTAACTGTATGGCGCCACCTGCTCCAGGTAAGCCACTAGCATATTTACTTCTTGCTTCACCTAACATCATCTTAGACTGGGCCAAGGAATATCCTGCCAACCAGTTAGCCGCATATATATCTTTAAGTAAAATACTTTCTGGTATAAAGTTGTATATGCCTACTGCAATTTCTTCTTCGTGTCTAACGTTTCTTAAAATTTTAAGTCTTTTGGTATTTCTATTCCAAAGGAAATTATATTCACTACCAAATACTCTGCCTAAGACTTCTTTATATTGACTAAAGGCATCAAAAACTGCTAGTCCTCCCATTTGCCCTGCTTGTAACAAGTACATATTATTGAATGCCACATCAAAAGGATCAAAGTTAGTACCACCACCACTGTTAGTACCTACACCCTTTCTGTACAATCTACGTACTTCCATTACTTCATCTGGTAATGTGTACTCTGTTACACCTTCAAGTGTAGTTAAAAATAAAGCACTTTCTTCTACAGCACCTGCACTAAGTTGTCTATATAGAGCGATTGCCTTGTTTATAGCAATATCATAATGTGCTCTATCTAATTCTACGTCAACAATACCATCTGCCAGACGTATTTGCAACTCTTCTACAAGTTCTTCTCGATTATTATATCCTATTTGATCTACTGGCATACTACTATTTATCAGATTTTGTATTAAAACGCCTGAAGTATGATAGTATTATCGTTCATTCTACCGTTCATCTTTATGCCTGTAGTAGTTAATTCATCAAATGCTTTAGCAAATTTTGTTTTTGCTTTGCCTGTCCAATTACTAATTTGTTCTTTTGGTTTTCTAAGTGTCTTTTGCATACTAGAGTCTTCACAGAAGTCCTGTATAGTAGTTCCTTTTACCATTAAGCCATCTCTACCCATATTTCGCGGATCTTTGTTTTTAGCATGATATACGCCTAACTTTCTTGTTTTAGTATTATAAACCCATATTTCATTTGCATGAACAATTTCTGTAGGATGAATACTTGCTATGCCTAGTTCACTACAATTAATCTGGAACTTTAACTTTTTAATAATACTTTCTTTACTTCTTGCTCTAGGCTTACGAGCCTTTCTTGTAGTTTTTTTAGTTTCTATAATTGTATCACATGCAGTATTAATCTTTTCAAAAAACTCTAAATAATTTTTTCTTTGCTTTACAGATAAATGTCCGTAACCTTCTTTTATATCTGGGTCTGACCATTCTTTAACTTCTAGTGCTTCTTGATATGCAGGACTAAAATCATCTTTTATAATTTTTGCATGATTGGCTTTGATTTCAGGTTGATGTACGAGCATATTTTTATATGGATCGAAATCTTTTAAATTATATTCACCTTCTACAAGAAGATCTAATTGATGTTCCCACTCAGCACAAAGATCATTTACCTGTTGCTTCATTCTTTCCTGAATACTAATTACCTTTTTAGGATTTTCCTTAGCCTTTTCTTTCTTTTCTGATATTGCTTTCTTACCACGTGCTATCCATTCTTCTTTTCTTCTTTCGTGATAATGGCCTTGTATGTTTTCTGGCATGTATCCTAGCCTGGACCAAACATAACAGGATAGTCCTGCCGCACTAAAAGACCAATCAGGGTTTGCTAAGATAATTTTTATATCTTCTTTATCCCAACCTGATGCATCTCTAATCCATTTTTTGCAGGCATCAATAACTTTTTTACGAGGTATCTCTGTTCTTACAAAATATTCACAACCTCTAAATGCTTTTTCCTGTTCTACAGGATCTGTAATTAGCATTAAGGTTTTCCATTCTGGCTCTTTAGTAACGTATATACTTCTGGTCTTTGCTTTTCTTCTTGCCATGTATGTGTTTAGTCCTCAAATAGTTCTTCTCTAGGATTAACATATAGCATTTGAATTGCTATAGGCCAATTCTTAAATCCAACTATTTTATTTTTATCTTTCAATACACCTTTAGTATGAAAAAACTGAGTCAAAGATAACATACCTTCAAATCTGCCTTCTTTTTGACCTGCTTTATACATAAAGTATGAGTTGGCCATAATAAAGATGCCAAATATAAAATAAATTTCCATAATACTCCTCAATAAAAATTTAGTCTAACAGAACTTTATTTATTTGTCAAGACTTATTTTTACCAAGGTAGTCTCCGTATCTATCAGAAATTATTAGTTTTGGTGGTGAAAAGGTTATTTTTGACTGTCACATGGTAGATATGACATAATTTTACTTGCCTTTAGAAAATCGCCTGTCCTGATTATGTGGTATATTATTTTCTAAGACATCTTTCCAAACAGCAATAGTTCTATCCAATCCTTCGCTTAATTCTACTTTTGGAAACCAGCCTAGTCTACTTGTAATTTTATGATTGGTACTATTTAACAAGTAAATTTCTCCTGGACGAGGAGGTTTAGTATTCCAATTAACATGTCCGTCCCAACCAATTTTACTTGCTATAAGTTTTACATAATCTTTAATTTTGATTGCATTATCAGGACCTATACAAAATATTTCTCCAGCACATTCATCTGGATGTGTAATAACTGTTTCCCAAGCATCTAACAAATCATCAATGTAAATAAAGTTTCTGTAGGGCTCGCCATATCCCAAATTTATCTCTTTAGGATTTTTAAGCATTTGTGTAATTATTTGTTCAGTAACAAAGAAGTCATTGTCTTTTCTACCGTATGCATTTGTTTGTCGTATTGCTGTAAATGGTAAGCCATAACTTCTGTGAGCATATTCTAAATATTTTTCACACCCATACTTTGCAACGGCATAGGGGGCATTTGGATTTGGAGGTGTTGCTTCATTGAATGCTATTATACCTTCTTCTTTGCCATCTCTGATTAAATCGCTTATAGGTTGCCAACCGTAAACTTCCATTGTTGATGCAAACACAAAGTTTTTAAGGTTAGGTAATGTTGCGGCTATTTCAATAAGATTTACTGTGCCTACATAATTAACTTCGCTAAAAGTAATTTGCTCGTAAAAACTATCTTGTACTTCTGTTCTAGCCGCTAAGTGTACAATTATTTCAGGATCAAACTGTTTAATCTGAAAACCTACTTTGGCATGATCTCTTAGATCTTCTTTTAAAAATTCTAACTCATGCTTGTCTTTGAGCCTTTCAACCATATGCTGGCCAATAAAACCGTCTGCTCCTGTTATGAATATTCTCATGTGTGTTCCTGTATTTTTTTAAATTTGTTATCTATATTTATAAGATCATATTTAAACTTTTTCTCAAAAAGATAATTTTTAGGAAAAGGTTTAGGTGGATAATTTTCTAAGCAACTAATCTTTCCTGGAAATTTTTTATATAATTCTAAAATATTTAAATACCTATCCTGTATCCTT